ATATATACAGCTATTCCGAATAAAAGACCCATAGCTAGAATCATGCAGATTCCTATATTAGTAGCTAGCTCTAGGTCTTTCTGTAACTTTGCGTTTCTTCTGATACGCTCATTGATTTTTTCTTGCTCTTCTGCTCTTCGTTGTCTGTGCCATTCGGCTTCAAATTTTACGAAGTCAGACCATCCATTTAGTCTTGATTTTTTTAAATGGTACTCAAGCTGCTCGCGCTGAATGCGAAGCTGCTCTTGGTATTGAAAGCATTCTAATGCGCTTCCTCTACTGGAGGCATCGCCAGCTTTATCTTTCACCTTTTGTGTAGCTGACAAGTATTCACCAAGTGCCGTGGACATTTGGTAGAGTTGTTGTCCATTCTTCAAAGCAGTCGATAGCGTCTTCCAGATAGCATTTGCCGCTGCAATTTCCATTAGCATCGCCAATACCTCCTGCTATATTCTTGGGTTTCGTAAGGTTTGGTTGAGGGTTGTACTACTAGATATTCGATGGTCTTCTCTGCCACCACAGGTTCGACAATTAAAGCCTTCCCCTCTGGCAGCAAGGAAGTGCTTTGGTGAACTATGGGCAGTCCAACAGGACTAGACCACATCTACTTCTCCTTAATTAAAATTCATAGCTATTGATATTCTTGGGTCAGTGCTTGTTCCTTCTGGAACACGATGACGGAGTGACGAACTAAAGATAAGCAACCTACCTTCTTTGGCTTCATACTCCAATACATTCATATTTGACTCTTGAAATACTATGTTGCTAGACCCTATTGGTGCTTTAACATAGTAAACGACACTAAAAATACTATCAGGGTGACAGTGGTAGTCTTGCCTATCCTTCTTCCTAGCTATGTTTGCCCATGAGTGAATGACCTTTAGTTTTTCAGGTGACAAACCATTTACGTGTTCTGTCGCTGCTTTAAGTAAATCATCAAAGGGGCCAGATGCAATAGCATTGGTATCATGTGTCGTATATGTACTTTCGTCCCACCATTGACCACCACTACCACGTTGCATTACACGCTCTAATCCAAGTATATAATTTGCCCATTCTTCATTAACAGTGTCTGAAAATAAGTCTTCAATGAGTTCAATACTGCTCATGTAATGGACTCCTTATTAGCGGATTAAAGTTTCTTTAGGCCAACTAAGCCACCCAGTTAAGATGTACTTATCAGTAGTGTAGACAGGATTGCCTCTGTGGGTATGTGTAAACATTGCAGGCCATATTACTAAATCCCCTTTCTTTGGCTGTAGTCTTAGCTTTTGATATAAGAACTCAGTCTCACCTTCACCCTCTGGAATATCATTTAGATATAACATGTAAACTAACATACGCCTCATAGGGTCAGGTTCTGTTGAAGTATTCCTGTTTCCTGTACGTTCAGAGTGAAAAGAATAAAACCCACCACTAGCTTCTGATTCTGTCTTTTGCAATTGCGCTCCAACCATATCTAATACTGGTAAAACCATACCTATCTCATTAGTGTTGTACAGCGATGCGTGTTCAAGAACTGTGGCTACTGTTTCCTTGTAGTAGTCCATTTTAAGTGCTGTGGATTCATGGGTATCTGTTTCAAAAGATTCATCTAAGCAAATTATAGAATCGTTCCTGATTTGAGTTACGTTCATCTCATATCTGATGTTCCCGTCTTCAGGAGGTTTAGGAAAGTTATCCCAATCATTTACCAATCTTTCGCACCATTCATCCTTGAATGCGTTTGGATAGACCTTGATAAAATTATTCACGTATAATGGCTTCTCTTGCGGCTTGTCTACGTGTCAAAACATCCATAGGTATTGCAGCACCCTGTTCTGCTTTGCGTGTAACGTACCAATCTGTATTTGAAAGATATGCCGCAGAGTCTAAATTTAATTGAGCCTGTTCGTCTGCTTCAACTGTGTCTATATAAGCACTGATTTCAGATTGTTGTGCTTCAGTTAGTTCAATAACCTCGTTATTAAGTATAAGTTTTCCTAAACCTATGGAGAAATCATAAGCCAAGGCATCATACTCAAATGAAAACTCAGGCTTTGTATTAGACTCTAATACCCTTTCTGGTTTTCTAATTTCACATTTATTAGCTTCATATATTAATGAGCGCATTACTTTTCCTTTTTAAAATTAAGTTGTTATCTGTCGGTTTACGTTCTGGTTTTGATATGCAGAAGTGTCCACCCAAGCAGTAGTTACCCAAGACCTTTTAATGCCTCCAGAACCATAGGGAGAGTAGTCATAAATTCCCCAGTTTGTACGACCACCTGTAAAAGTTATGACATTGAAACCATCAAAATAAACATTGTATCTCCACTGGTTATTACGGGTAGCATAGTTCTGACTCCAATTATTGTTTGTGCCTCTATTCCTATACTGCCAATTAGTGGTGCTTGAGTTATAGCCACTAGATACCCACACGCTTATGGTGACTACCTTGCTCTTGCCGTGGAACTGGGAAAAGCTAAATGTTCCGCTTGATGAAAGTCCTGTTACTCCTAAACCAGCCAAGGGGTAATACTCCGACAAAGAATGGGAGCCAACGCCCCCAAACTCTGCCGCTATCTGTGAGAAGCTTATTGCTCCTGAACTTTGTAAAGCCATATCATTCCCCTACCATGTCCATTAGAGTTTCAATCTGAGTCTGTTGCTCTTTGATTGCTTCAATAAGAAGGCCAACCACGTTGCCATAAGCTACAGAGTAATGCTCTTCCTCAGAACCAGAGACAGCCTCTGGTAAAACCTTTAGAACTTCCTGTGCGATAAGACCTGTTTGTCTAGGCATGTCAACATCTGTTCTGTCAAAGGTATAACCGCTTAGTTGTAGAACCTTCTCAAGCGCATTAGGGATTACTTCAATGTTCTCCTTAACACGTTTGTCAGAGTAAGCAGTCACGTTTCCGCTAGTCCATACTCCAGTGCCTAAAGCAGCAGTTGTAGAACCACCAGACACAATTAATAGTTGGTGGCCGAGCCCTGACTTTGACTGTCCTCCTGCGTTAGTATGTGTCCAAGTAAGTCCATAAGCACCTGTAAGAGAACTACCATCTGAGGAGGGCAAATAGCTAGAACCCATAGCCCAAACACTCTGGTATTTATCAGAAGCGTATTTACCAACTGCACCGATACCATAATTATTAACAGTATAATTACCACTAAACGTACCACCAGATTTAGGCATGGCATTAGTAGCCAACACACCATCAGCAGCTACGTCACGACCATCAAATGTGGAGTTAGTCGTTATGGCTCCTGTCATGGCTCCACCAGCCATTGGCAATGCTGCGTTAGCAGTTCCTTGAGCAGTAGCTGCGTTAGTAACTCCTAAGTCAGCTTGGGTCTGTGCAGTAGCTGCGTTAGTAACTCCTAAGTCAGCTTGAGTCTGTGCAACGCCAATGGCAGCAGTAGTGGTAGCCGCATAGTTAGCATCGTCACCAAGTGCAGCAGCTAGTTCATTCAAAGTGTTGAGAGACTCAGGGGCAGCATCAATGACAGTGGCAATAGCAGCAGTTAGGTCAATAGCAGCTATAGCAGCCGCAACATCAGTAGCAGTGGATAGTGCATTACCACCTACAGTGGAACCATCGTGGACAACAAGAGTGTCTTTGGTTGTGTCCACAGTTACTTCACGCACAGCACCTGTGAAAGAAGCGTGTTCAGTAGTAGTACCGCCTCGTAGTTGTAATCTTTTACTCATGTTTATAGACCTCCAAAGTCTAGCTGTAGGTTAGAACCTGATATGGTTCCTACGTTTGTCATGTTGTTGTTCTGTGCATCTAAAGCACCACCTAATTGTGGCGTTGTGTCAGCTAGAAGAGATTGAATGCCAGCAGAAATTAGTTCCCAAACAGAGCCAGAATAATATTTCAATACGTGCGCTGTTGAGTCATACCACAAGTCACCAGCACTTGGCCCAGCAGGGGCAGTTGCAGAGATTTTGTATTCTTCAGAGAACGTATTAATGTCTGCAAGAGTAGCAGCGACTGCGTTTACATTGGTTATGGAACCACCTACCAAGTTCACGTTAGATATTGAACCAGCAGCTAAGTTTATGTTGGCAGAATTCGATACTGCATTATTAATGTTAGAAGCGTTAGCTACAGCACTGTTGATGTTGCTTGAATTACCAGCAACTGAATTAACATTAGCTATATCACCAGCCACAATAACTACATTAGCTATATCACCAGCCACAGCCCTCACTTCAGTAATGCTTTCACCTACAGTAGTAATGTTACTGCCTGTACCTGAAGTTACTGCGGAAGTGATTAGACCCATGTCCTCAATGTATACAATGTCACCAGCAACAACATCAATGGCTGCTTGGTTAGCGGCTGTCGGTGCGGTAGCTGCCCATGTTCCAGTGCCAGTGCTGTATGCACGTAACTCGTTGTTAGCTGTGTTCCACCATAAGTCACCAGAGTCTAGTGATGTAGTCGGAGCATCAGCCTGAACTCGATATTTGTCAGCAAAGCTGTTAACACTAGCCATGTCACCAACTAAGGTGTTGATGTTAGCTGTGTTGTCTGCAACAGTAGTTACGTTAGCTGAGATACCAGCAACAGTAGTTACGTTACTAGATATATCTGCGACAGTAGTCACATTAGCTTGAACAGCAGCCAACGTATTCATATCAGCCACTACATCAGCAGTACCTAAAATCACCATGTCAGCAACAGCAGAAGCTGTGCCTAACAAACCAATCTCAGTAGCTTTAGCTGCAACTGCGCTAATGTCTGTTGCATCATTTGCTACAGCCGTAACATCAGCAGTGATTCCAGCAACAGTATTAATGTGGGCTTGCTCAGTGTTAGTGGGCTTTAGTGTCTCCCACACAGAACCTGTCCAAGCGTACATGCGTGATGATGTGCTGTTCCAGTAAACAGTGCCCGTTGTTAGAGCATCGTTATCATTATCAACAGTGGGTGCTGTGGCAAAAGAACCTAAGAACCTATCGTCAAATGCATCTAGGCTTGCGGCTGCATTAGTCTCACTGATGCTTGCAGCATCCTGTGAAGCCAAAGCTTCAGAAGCTTTAGTGGTCGCAATAGCTGCTTTATCTGTAGAGATTACAGACTTTGCTGTGGATATTACTTCACTTGCTAATGACTCAGCAGCTTTAGTAGTCGATATAACAGCTTGTGCTGTAGAGATTACCTTAGATGCTTCTGAGGCATCCTCACTAACCAATGCAGCGTTCTGTGATACCAGTGCTGCGGCTGCGGATGCGGCTGCAAGGGCAAGCTGTGAGGACTGAGCAGTCTCTGCCCACACTTTAGTCACAGCATCTTGTGCATCTGTGGGGTTAGCAACACTCTTAATTTGCTTGTTACCAGCATTAAAGGTGTTGTTGTAATCTAGTTGGATTGTAGTGTCTGAAGAGTCAAACGCTTCTTGTGCCATTTCAAATAGCTGGTTACTGTCAGCATCAAGTGCTGCCTCAGTTAGAACTGCACCATCTTGGAAATCTACAGCGCGTGTAGTTCTGTTTGATACTCTACGCACTTCTACAAATGCACCAACATCAGGTGCTGTTGTTAGCTGAACTCTACTGGAGTCTAGCCATGTGTAAGTAACGGCAACATTATTAACTTTCACGTATACGTTTGCTTGTAGCAAGTATTGGAATGTGACGTTAAATATTCTGTTGCTCCCGTCACCCGTGTATGTCACAAAGGATAAGGCCATGTTAATTCTCTATGGTTTAAATAAGGGGGGGTAAAAGAAACCCCTCGATTGAGGGGCTTATTGGGGTTACTGAAAGATGTCTTCTATTCTTTCAAATCGGGCATTTTGTTCCTGCGTATAGGCTGGAGATATTCTTGCAAGTTCTACCAGAGCCATTCTTCGGTAACCTTCAACGATTTTCTTAATNACCTTCACTTTAGGTGGAGTGATGTCACCCAAAGTTGAATGAGGAAGCAGACGATAGTCAGGACTGTTTATGAAACTTTCTAAAGCTGAATGTAAATCAAGACCAGTATTTGGGTCGCGTGTCTCACCAATAATACGATTGTACTTGGCATAAACTGATTCACTTTCACCATAATCATATACTTCTCTAAAGTCAGTGTTAGTGACTCCCAATGCATACGAAGGTTTGGAAAGTATCGCTTTGTCTAGTCCATTGCCTAGTTGATAGACTTCTTCTGCAACAGCATCTTTAACAATCTCACGATTCTTAAACATGTAGCCATAAACAGGAATATCATGGGCTGGCTTGGTTATTACGCGACCATAAAGGTCATACTGATTTCCAAGACTTTCTGACCAAATTGGAATCCTTCTTTGAAGCTTTTCCATCATGGAAGTAGCCTCTTTTAACTCCAAGTCACTGTTCATCTGATTCAGTACGTTAGGAGTAAATGACAAGAACCAACTTTGTAGTTTTGTTCCAAGCGTTTCAGGACTTTGCAAACCATCCATCAGACCACTGACTGAAGAGAAGTACGCCTTGTTCAGTACGTTGTTCGTAACAGCATAAATAGAGGCTGCTAAAACTTCGTTAGTTGCATCTACAACATTAGTACCGGACAAATCTTTCTTAGTAATCCAGTTAACATCAGCCACTAAACCCATTAGCAAACCGATAGGGCCAAGCTTTGCATAGCTCACCCACTCGTCACCAATGCGGATAGAGTTAGGTTCATAACCCATCGCCTTCCAATCTGCCCTAAGCTTGTAATCAGCAGGGCCACTGCCAGTAATTATATCTTCTTCAGCCGCATACCAAAGCGCACCAATAGCCGCAGTACCAAGTTGCTTACGGGCCTTCAGTTTAGCCTTAGCTATCGGTGACCCGTTGGCCATAATATTCTTCTGTTTGGCAGATAAGAACTTAGTGCCAGGAATATACATTAAGCTTTCAGAAACTATGTTAATAGGCGCACGGATAAAGGGAACAGCGATTAACCTACCCCATCCCCCACCGATATTTGCTACGGCAGTTACAGCCGTTCCTACAGTTCCTTCAAGGTCAGAGGTATATGTAGTCTCACGGATTTCTCGTAAGATTTCTGCGTCACGAAGCATTCCATTCCTATCAATCTTAGCATCAAGATTCTTTTGAAGTAGTGCTTCAAAGGCATCACCTTTAGTAGCCAAACCTTGCTCGGCAGCTTCTGAAAAAGTATCAGCATATATTAAGGAACGCGCACGATTAGACTTTATACCTTCATCAAGAAATAGAAGGGCTAAGTGAGCAAAGTTAACACCTCGTTCATAAAGATTGCGCCTTGCCCAACTCATATTAGCTAACGCATTATCAGTCTGGTTCTCAACCTTAGTAATGAATGGGTCAGTAATATGTTGTCCATTCTTCCAAGCTTTAGCTGCCTGTTTCCATGATGAAAAGAAGAAGCGTCTGTTACCTGCATATTGAGCTATGGCACGAACACGAGCTTTCTTCTTGGCAGAACCACGGCCTAGATGACCTACCCATTCAACGAAGGGTTCAGTCCATAACTTGGCCATGTTAGACAAGCCAGCCGCTTCAATAGTAGAAGGGCCAGATAGCATCATTGCGGAGCGTAAACGAATGACTTCATCAAGGAACGTGGGGTCTTTAATCTTGTTGGTAGCTTCTTTAAGCCCCTTCAAGTTAATCTTACCTTTGCCAGCAGAAGTCATAGATAGAATAGTATTAGCAAGAGTGCCAATGTCACCACTGGCTTTACCTGTTCTTAGACCTTCCATCAGAGTAGGGTCACCTTTCATTATCATCCGGTAGTTACCCAGACCACGCGAAAATTCTCTTGAAGCTAACTTCGTGAGTTCCATAGTGTTGGCAAACAAACCTGTCTTCTCTACAAATTCAGCAGCTTCTTCATGGAGTAAACCACCCCCATGTTTTTGCTTCTCAGCCAGTTCCAAAACACGCTCGCCTAACGATAAATTAAGCTGACGAAGTGCTTGGGTTCTGTGACGAATCTTCTGTAATTCAACATTATCATCTTTGTATTGCTCAAGGATTTCACTGATGTCACCACCCGTTTCTTCCTTTAGTTTCTCAGCTTCATCGGAAGCTTTGGCCCTAGCACTTTCTAATGTTTCAACACCATCTGGATTTCCATCAACGTCACGTAGACGAACATTTTCCCAATGAGCAGAAGATGATTCTATAAATGCTTTAACATCATCAAGAGTCTCAAGGCGGTCTGTGTTAAAGGTTTGTTCACCTTCATACATGTGTCGCCAATCTTCACCTATACCGGATTCACCAATGACTTCAGCGTTATCTAAGGAATCAACATCACCATCAACTGGTTGTTCTATGCCTTCATCAAGCGCACCACGTTGTGCGTTAGTGGACACATTCGTACCTGTGCCATCATCTAAAAGTTCACCACTGAGTGGTTCTTGTACAGTAGCAGGAGGTGTTTCAAGGGGCGTATTAACAATCTCATCAAGCTGCGGTAGTGCTTCCAAAGTGTCTACATCAACTGCATCAGTTGGAGCATCAAGAAGATTTTCTGGTTCACTGGCAGTCTGCTTAACTACTGAAGGGCCAAGAACTTTGCTTAAAAAGAAACCGATACCACCACCAAAACCAGTACCTACACCAGTAGCTTTAGCTAAACGTGTAGTGTCTGTTTTAGAGAAGTCCCCTTTGTTTTCTATGCCCTGCCTAGCAAAGTCATCAGCAGCCGTATAAGCACCACCCTCAATAGCCGCAACTGCTGTTGCGCCAAGTACAGGTTTGGATACTAAGCTTTTAATAAGGCTTACAGCCCC